GCCTCTGCGCATGGGCGAAGCCGCTACAGCGTAGACGGTGACTACTCGGGTCGCTACACGCCGCAGGGATGGGCGCGCAAGGCCATGCAGGCAGTCAAAGAGCATGACGCCGACGCCATCGTGGCCGAAGTCAACCAGGGCGGGGATATGGTCGAGTCAACGCTTCGGGCGTGCGGCTACAAGGGGCGCGTCATCAAGGTGCGAGCATCGAAGGGCAAGTACGCGCGCGCAGAGCCGATCAGTGCGATGTACGCTCAGGGGCAGGTGGCGCACCGGAACGACCTGTATCAGCTTGAGTCGCAGATGCTGGAATACGTGCCGAGCGATGCGGCGAAGAGCCCGGATAGGCTGGATGCGATGGTGTGGGCGCTGACCGAACTGGCGCCAGCAGGCAAGCAGGCCGGCATCTTCGTCTGAGCGATAGCTTTTTTCAATCGCGCGCCCTGGCGACTTGAGCCACAATGGCGAAGCCCCGCAAGTGGTGACACACCGCGGGGCCTCTAACCACCAACTGAGAAAGGTTCAGCAATGGCTGACAAGAATTCTACCGCCCTGCATGCCGTTGGCGTGCGCACGATGTCAAGCCGAGAACTGGCGACGATCGCCGACAAGCGCCACGACAACGTGATGCGCGTTTGCCGAGACCTGCGGGACTCCGGGGTGTGTCCTCAAATTGAGGAGACCCCCTACATCGAGCCGTCGAACGGCCAGACCTATCAGGAGTGCATGCTGAACCAGCGTGACAGCTATGTCGCAATGGCTCGCCTGTCGCCTGAGTTCACGGCGCGGCTGGTCGATCGCTGGCAAACCCTTGAGACCGGCCGCGCTCAACCGCTGGCAGTTCAGGCGGGTGGCGCAATCGAGGCTGTGGCTGTCGCCGATGCGCTGGCGAACATGCTGAGGCTGGATGGATCGGCCCGGCTTGGCATGGCTCGCAGGGCTCTGGAGATCACTGCCCCGCATCTGCTGGCGCTGGCCCCTGTCTACGCCATCGATGCGCCGACAGGATCGACCGCAGGCAGCAGCGAGCCGACCGCATCCCTGACGACGCTACTCAAGCGCCACGGCTACAAGGTCAGTGCAGCGGCGTGCAATGTGGCGCTGAAGGATCTGGGCATCCTCGAAGCCAAGTCGCGACAGAGCACCAAGGGCGTGGCGTACTTCTGGAGCCTGACCGATGCGGGTCTGAAGTACGGCAAGAACGTGAGCAGCCCGAAGAACCAGCGCGAGACGCAGCCGCATTGGTACGAATCGAAGTTCGGCGAACTTGCGAAACTTCTGCGCTTATGAAGAGCAGGCCGGCATCTTCGTCTGAGCGATGTACAATCAGAGCGTGCGCCTAGGGTAGCTCCCGAACGCCAGCCGCTTCACTGGCCGGCGCACCACCTCAACCTGAAGCAGCAGAAAGAAGCTCATGCAAGCAATCACCATCCTTGACACGTCAATCCGCCAAGACGCGGAAGGGCGCTACTCCCTGAACGACCTGCACCGCGCAGCCATGCGCGCGGCAGGTCGGGACGGCAACCCGAACGACGATCACCAGCGCCCCGGGCGGTTCTTTGAGTCGGCAGGGGTTCAGGATTTCATCGCGGCACTTGATGCCGAGAATCCGGCATCATCCGTATCGATAGTTCGCGGCAGGGGCAAGGCTCAGGGCACTTACGTTTCAGAGCTGGTGGTCTACCGCTACGCTGCATGGATCAGTGCCGCGTTTGAGGTCAAGGTTTACAGCGTCTTCCGCGACTGGTCGCGCGGCGAGGCTGACCGCCAGATGCAGGCGCGCATTGCAGAGCAGGAGCGCGACGCTGCGCGGCTTGAGTGCCCCGGCATGACTCGCGCACTGAAAGAGGCTCGTGCGGCGCAGGGCAAAGAAACGCCGTCGCACAAGTACAGTACCGAGATGGACATGATTAACCGCATCGTGCTTGGAATGTCGGCGAAGCAGTACCGAGAGGCGCACGGCATTGATGCAACCACCCCGTTGCGTGATGCCATCATCGGCCAGCCTGCACACATCGCAGCAATCAGGGATCTACAGCGCACGAATCAGGCACTGATCGAGTGCGGCATGGAATACCACGAGCGCAAGGAGAAGTTGCAGGCGCTTGCGATGCGAAAGCATAACGAGGCGCTGACGGCTGAAATCATGCGGCTTGAGGCGTAACACAATCCGCTCATGCAGTAAACTGGCGCCTACGGGCGCCTTTTGCCTTTTTGATCGCCATGAACTTAACCATCAATGCCCAATCGACCGAAGACGTGATACGAGCGCGTGAGATGCTTTTCGGCGGGCTAGATGCAAAACGTCCGAGCGCGTGGGAAACCTACGGCTGGCCGGAGCATGTAACATTTGAGTCGATGCTGCGGGCGTACAAGCGCACCGGGCCGGGCAATGCTGCGGTGTCGCGCATCCTGGCGGCGTGCTGGCGGAAGAAGCCGGCAATCAAGCGCGGCGAGGCAGAGGGCGAGACTGACGCCGACAAGCTGCTGAAGCCGTTTTGGGGCAAGCTGCGGGCATGGGATGAACGCAATCTGGTGGGCAGGTATGCGGGGCTGATCCTGCGCCTTGCCGACGATCTGGCGCTCAGTGAGCCGGTTGTCAGGGCGTCAAAGCTGGTGGATGTTGTTCCCGTCTGGGAAGATCAGCTCAAGGTCACGGCGTGGGACATGGACACGCAATCAACCCGCTATGCAATGCCGACCATGTACCAGTATCGCCGGCGCTCGATCGCTGCCGATAATGACGGGCAAGGCCGGCCGGATGAATGGGCGGATGTGCATTGGTCCCGCGTGCTGGTATGGGCTGAGGGATCGGCTACCGGAGATATGTTCGACGGCGTGCCGTGGCTTGAAGCTGGGTATAACTCGCTGGTGAATTTGGAGAAGATCGGCGGAGGTTCGGCTGAATCGTTCCTCAAAAACTCTGCGCGGAACGTGATCGTGAATTTCGGGCCAGATGCGGATATCTCGCAGGCTGTGCGGTCTGGGTCGGGTGAGGATGCTCAGAACATCAGTATCAAGGACGCATTGAACGACCAGGTACGCCGACTGAACCGCAACCAAGACGCGGGCATGGTGCTGCAGGGCGCGACGGTTGACACACTGCGCGCAGACAATATCGACCCGCAACCAGCATGGACCATTGCAGCATCTGAGTTTTCTGCTGCCGTGTCGCTGCCGATGACGGTGCTATTCGGTCAGCAGACCGGGCGGCTTGCGAGCGACGAGGACATTAAGGCCGTGAACGCGCTTGCATCCGAGCGCCAGCAAAACGAAATCACGCCGCGGCTCGATGAATTGCTGCTGAAGTTGCAACAGGTCGGAGTGCTGGCGCCTGGTGAATACACGGTGGAGTGGCCTGACGTTGACGCTCCAACCGAAATGGACATGCTGGATCGCGCTGCAAAAATGGTGGCAATTGCTAAGGATGCGGTTTCCGCTGGCATGTCTGGGGTGTTTTCTGTCGCCCAGGTGCAAGAGGCGGCGGGGTTTGAGCCGGAGGAATTGCCGGGCATGACCGAAGGCGATGCACCGGACGGCGAAGAAGCGGATGCCTAGCCCGATCATTCCCGGCACGAAGCAGGACCGCACCGGGACGGCCGGCATCCTGCGGCGTGCCGTGGCTGACATCCGCAGGCGCTACAAGGGCGCTACGCGCGACGTAATCGCGGCGTTTGACCGGATACCGGTGTACCGCGTCAACGAGGTGTCAGAGGCCGATTTTGCGGTCAGGTATGGGCTGACTCCGCAGGCAATGGCGGATCTGTCGCAGGAGCTTGCCGCGATCATGGCGCGATGGCTCGAAGAGGGCCGCGAGTCTGCGCCGGGGTTCTGGTGGTCGCCATACGATGCAGAAGCGACGCTGGCCGGTACCGCTCAGAGCGTCGCCAATCTGTCGGCAATCTCGGCCGCCTACGCTGCGCAGCGCAGTATCTCCACCGTCATCAATTCCGAGCCGTACCGGGTGCGAATCGCCACCGTGCAGCAGATGAGCATGAGCCATTGGACGGGGCTCTCGCAGACCGCGCGGGCTGACCTGGCGGGAGTGATCGGGCGTGGCATTGCAGACGGGCTGAATCCTCGTGTAGTGCGCAAGCAGATCATGGACACGATGGGCATTTCACGGTCCCGCGCGGAGCTGTACGCCCAGACAGACATTACTGGCGCATTGCGTCAGGCCCGGTGGACTGAGGCTGATTACGCGCGGGAGGAGATGGGCATCAAGCTGGGTCTACTGTGGACGTCGGCGCTACTGCCAACGACCCGGCCTAATCATGCTAGTCGACACGGCAAGGTGTACACGACCGAAGAGGTTCGGGCCTTCTATTCGACGGGCGGCGCGAGATTTCGTTGCCACTGCAGCACCGTCGAAGCGTTGATAGGCGACGATGGAAAACCAATGCTGATACCATCACTCACCAAGGCAATGGCGGGCGAGAAGTCCGCATGGGACAAAACGCAATGAAACACCGCGTCAATATCGTCACGGCAGTGAATGCCAAGTCCGTCAGCAAGGATGGAAACGTCTATACCGTGGCCGGTGTTGTCGGCGCGGTTGACGATCTGGTCATGAATGGCCGGATGTACCCGGCCGAAGAACTCAAGCGGGCAGCATCGCAACTCGACGGGAAACCAGCGCCAGCCGGCCACCCGAAGAACAGCAAAGGCCAGCACATCAGCGCAACCAATGGCGAGGCGCTGGCATCCGCCTGGATCGGCGCCTATTGCACCAATGCGCGCCACGAAGGCGGGCGGACGGTCTGTGACATCAAGATCAATGCCGCCGCAGCCAAGGCGCACCCCGACGGTGAAAAGCTGGTGCAGATGCTTGACGACGCGATTGCAGGCGCATCAGTCGATCCTATCCACGTCAGCACCGGCGTTTTTCTGCGCGAGATTGCAGCCAATGGGGAGAGCAGGGGAAAGCAATACCGCGCCATCGCTACTGACCTGCAATATGACCATCTTGCAATCCTGCTGCATGAGAAAGGCGCTGGCACCCCGGCCGATGGCGTGGGGATGTGGGTGAACTCGGACGGAGCAGAATCCGAGGTGGAGACGGTCGCACTCGATACCAATGCCGCAGACCTGCGCGGTGAATCTGGCGTGCTGTCACGCTGGCTGCACCGCATCATGGGCCGCAATGGCGCAGACGAGATGAGCTTTGATGCAATCCAGCGCGCAATTAAAGCCGCCCTGCCAGAGGGCGATAACTGGCCTGTCGAAATCTACCCTCGTTCAGTGGTATGGGTAGACGCCGAAAATCTGCTGTGGCGACAGGATTACGCAGTATCGTCAGCAGGTGTTGTATCATTGGCCGGAGATCGGGTAGAAGTGCGTAGAGAAATCGAGTACAAGCCCGTCGAAGTCGAAACGAACAGTCAGGAGCCTGACCCGATGAAAGACCAGATCATTGCCGCGCTGAATGCCGCTGGCATCGACGCCGCAGGTTTGAGCGATGCTCAGGCCCTGACGGCATATTCTCAGCTCGTGCAAAAGCCGATTGCCGACAAGCTCGCCGCAGTCAATGCCGAGATTGAGGCCATCAAGGCGCGCGAAATCGCGGCCGTCAATGCCGAGCGCGACAAGCTGGCCGATGCGCTTGCCGTCAATTCCGCGCTGACCGCCGACGAACTGAAGGCGCTGCCGCTGGATGCGCTGCGCCGACTATCCGCCCCTGGCGCTGCCCCGGTGGTGGTCGCCAATACCGATGCAAAGCCGGTGAGCCAGTTTGCCGGCTACGATATCAACAACCCGACCGGAGCCAAGTAATGGCAAATACCGTCTTCCGAGGCCCGGCAGATCGCCAGCCGAAAACCATCTCTGACCGCGCCGTGAATGGCGCGCTGCTGCCCTGCACGCTGGTCTTTGTCGGCGCAACGCAGTTCACGCAAGCGACTGCGGTTTCAGGTGGCCGTCTGGCGCTGCTGTCGAATCGCGACTTCTACAGCCCGATTGGTTCGGCGTTCGACAGTTCGGACCCGTTGACCACCGCCTATGTGTCGGGCGAAACCGGCGTTGCGTATGAGATGGAGCCTGGCCAGTGCTACCAGATCGCCGCAGCCGCGGCCACCTACACCAACGGCCAAGAGCTGACCGTCGCCGCATCCGGCCGCGTCGCTGCTGCAGCATCCGGAAACATCGTGATCGGCCATGTTGATCTGGGCGCTGGCGTTTCGTCGCGCGTCGTCGCTGCCGGAGAACTGATCGACGTCGTGATTGCCAATCGACACACCAAGGCATAAGGAGTCGCAAGAATGCTGAAATTCAATTCCGAGCAAGCGGCGGCCGTCAATGCCGAGCGCGAGCAATTCAACATCGACCAGGCCGCGCTGGCAAAGCGCGTGACGCTGTTTGGCAATGCCTCCCCTCTGCCCATTGATGCGTGGATGCGCATTGACAGCAAGAGCAAGGACATTGCCCGTGACACTCTGGTGTTCTTTAACCGCCTTGCCGCCGCGTCGAGTACCGCTGTCGGCATCGGTGATCTGGTCAGCTACTACAACCAGACCAGCGACAGCAGCGAAGTGCATGTGAGCATGGACGGCCGCAGCGAAGGCAAGGGCGACAAAGTGCTGAGCAAGTACGTCGGCACCCCGGTCCCGGTGTTTGACAGCTTCACGGCCCGGTATGGCTGGCGCGAGATGGCCGTCATGAGCAAGGGCGGCGGGATGTTCGATCAGAAGCAGATCGCCAACAACCAGCGCCGACTAGCGGAGAAAATGGAAGACATGGCCCTGAATGGCGTGCCGTCCATCAATGTCGGTGGGAATACGATCTACGGTGTCCGCACCTTCCCGCAGCGCACCACGAACACGCACGGCCTGACGCTGGCAACTGCGACCGGCGCGCAGTGGCAAGCGGCGTTCAAGGATCTCTGTGCCAAGCTGATCGGCGACAACAACTACGGCCGCGTCACGGTATTCGTGAATTTCTCGGACTGGTTTGCCGCACAGAATACCGACTTTACGGCCAACTACCCGAAGACCGTCGCCCAGCGCCTGCTGGAAATCGAGCAGATCGCCGAAGTGGTTCCGGTTCCGCGCCTGCCGGCAAACGAAATCATTGGCATCGCTGATTTTGGCGCCGGTTCGTGGGGCACCGTGCTTTCGGCTATGCCGATGGTCACTCGCCCGAAGGCCCGCCACAATCCGGAAGACGACTACGTTTTCGGCACGATGGCCGCAACATCGATTCAGTGGCAGGCTGACTACTCGGGTCAGTCGTCCATCGCTCACCTGACGCAGGCATGACCATGAAAGTGCGAATCGAAGTTCTGAAGGCTCCTTGGCCGGTCGGCGCCAAGGTTGGTGATGTTGTCGAGATCGCGGGCGACCGCATCCCGGCCAGCCTGGCGGGCAAGTGCGTCAAGGTTGCCGACGACACGCCGGTTACTGCAAAGCCGGCAAAGAAGGGCGAGTAATGATTACAGCGGCGCAGGCTACGCAATACATCGGCGATACTGTCGGTGCTAGTATCCCGGCGTTTATCGTGGATGCTGCTGTGGCCCGCGTCGCTGCAATCGAGCCTGACCTTATCGCGGCGTATGACGCCGGCACGGTGGTGATGATCGAGGCCATGGCCGTGACCATCATCGCCTGCGCCGGAGCCCCGCGTCGCATTCAATCGCAGGGCGCCCCATCGGGGGCGTCTCGCAGTTTCACCAACGATTCCAAAGCACTGAGTCAGCTACGCCGGTCGCTCAGTGCTTTGGATTCTGCCGGCCTCACGTCGGGACTGGTCGGAGTCGATCCGGCTGCATCAGGCTTTTTTATGGTGACAGAATGACCCAGATTGCACAAGGCGCGCACGTATATCTTTTCCCTGAGCCGGGTCAGGTTTACCGTGTGCAGTCTGATGACGTTGCGACCGTGCAAGTGCTGTACGGGGCGCCATCCGCAGTCATCACGCTTACTGCGCAATCGCAGACGTTTGGCCCGTATGACTCGCCGGCAAAACTCAAGGTCACCGCAAACACTGCGCCAGCAGAATACACGCTGATCCGAGCGCACTATGCAGAGCTGACGCCTGAGCAGATTGCTGGCGGCGCAGTTGGCGTGCTTGGATCAAATAACTCGGGTGGCGTGGTTGAGCCGGATGGTGATGTGCCTACGCTTGGCGGGTCAGTGACGCTGCCGGCGATGCAAACAGCATTTGAAGCCGGGACAGCGCCGGAAAGAGCTGCGTTTCAATCATTGGTGTCAGGCGGTCGAATTTATCGGGGGGATGTTGCGACGCAAGCGGCCATGCTTGCGCTGCCAGCGCAAAAGGGGGACTGGTGCATCCGCACGGACACGAGCACCGTATTTGAGTGCATCGGCAATCCGACTGCGATCGCCGGCTGGCAGCAACTCGCGTACCCTGCCAGTGCTGTGCAGTCTGTCGCCGGGATGGTCGGCGTCGTCACCGCCGCCCAGCTACTCGCCGCGCTCAGCGTGCAGACGGCTGCGCAAGCGGACGCAAAATATGCGCCACTCGGTGTCAATCTATTCAGTGGCGGCAATCTAATTCCCAACGGACTTGGAGAATCAGTAGCCAATGGCGCCGCCCCATTTAATTTCAGCAACTATACCGCTGACCTTACATATGTTCCGCAGGGAGCTTTTGCCAGCTACAAACTTACAAACAACTCAATATCGGCAAACGTTAATATCGGCGATGCCATTATTCCTGTTCCAGCAAATAAGCTGTTGGAGGTTAGCCTTAACCTCACTATCGGTAATATAATTGGCGGAAATGTATCGGCGACTGGTTACCAGTATCTTTATGTGTCGTGCCACGACACAGATGGCAATAGTGTCTCTGATGTGTTTGCGAGTCGGTCCGCAGGCAGTGCACAGACCACCCTAGCCGTGGCGCTGCTACCAGGTGCGACGACGATCACGCTCACTGACGCTACGGGGTGGGCGGGGGCTAACTGGTACCAGCGGCAGATGCTCTGGTGGCCGTGGCTGACATCTGATGGTCTGTATGGTTACAAAGAAAGTACAGGCAAAATCAATATGCCGTACACGTACACGCGCAATGTATTGACTGGGAGCAACGGCGCATGGCTTGCGTCGGGTGTGTCGGGCAATGTAATCACTCTCGATCCGGCGGCATACCCGTCGGGATGGCCGTATGCAGCGTTGCAGGCCGGCACGCCAGTGCAGTGCAGCGGTGGCGGTGGCTCAAACCTGTATATTTTTGCTCAGTCAAACATGGTGGCTGGGACGACAGAAATTATTTCGACACTCAGCGCAAAGGCTGGGATGGGGCAGGCTCTGACCCTATATCCTGGGACGGCGAAGATAAGAATTAAGGGGCTATTTAACCATGCGTCATCGGCAGCCAGTGAAATACGGGTGTCTAATGTGGTACTCCGTCTTAAATAATCTGCCGGTGAGTATTGATGTCTAGTCTGTCAACATGGTCGCTCACGCACACGGTCACATGGTGGCCGGTGCAATCTCGCTCGGAGTGGGACGGCGCAATTGGCTACGGCGCGCCAGTCTCTGCGCCATGCGACTACAAATCGCAGACCCGCACGGCGACGGATTCGCGCGGGTCTGAGGTGGTGTCGCAGATGACAATCTACACCGAGGCAGCAATCCACGAGGGTGCAATGTGCGTGCTGCGCATGGATGCCTCTGCAACGCCTCCAGACGATGCACAGCGCGTGCTGTCGGTGCTGCGGTACGCTGACACCTTTGAGGGGCTGGCGGATGATTTCGAGGTGTTGACGTAATGGCAGCGCGACGCCGCGACAATCTCGCGCAGGTGCTTGAGCAAAAGCGCCGAGATGCTTCGCGAGCGTTGACACGGTGCATCATCGTCGGGGCGTCGCACGCCAGCCTGTACACGCCTGTTGCCACGTCCAATCTACTCAATAGCCAGTATCGGCGCGTCATGGCCGATGGCTCTCGGATTGTCGGGCTTGTCGGCTACACTGCGGAGTATGCGCAATACGTCCATGATCCAGAGGTCAAGCAGGTGTTCCGCCGATCAACGGCCAAGAAGGAATTCCTGCGGCTGGGTTTTGAGGATGCGCGCGGCATGATTGAGCAGATCATCAAGGACGCGGTGAAAGCCAAATGACAGCAGCCGACGCACTCCGCGCATTTATAGAGCCGCTGGCGCCTGGCTGGGCTGTGCAGCTTGGTTTGTGGCGTGATGGCGGGCCGTCGCATAGGGCTATCGTAATCAAGCCAGCGGGTGGCATCTCTGCGCCGCTGGTGCGTGAGCCGCTGTTTGCTGTGATGGTGATCGGTGGATGCAAGGACACCCCGGTGATTTGCTCGCAGGTCTGCGAAACAATCATCAGCGCGGCGATACAATCAATTCCTGCCGGCCTCGTGAATTGCACGATCAGCGAGCCGTCATTTTTTCAAACCGCCGAGCATCGGCCAGCTTTTGAGATGTCGGTTTCGGCAATGCTCAGTTACTAGGAGGTAACGCAATGAGTGCTTATGTGGGACGCGACGTCCTTGTCGAGTTTGCCTCCGGCCTGGAGACTGCAAACCCCGCCACGCTGACGTGGAAAACCCTCGGGATGATGCGTGGCAAGGAGTTGTCCGCAAAGTGGGATGAGGTGGACACGACCGCCGATGCAAGCCCGAGCCAGACGCGCACCAGCTTGGTGACGTTCAAGAGCGTTGAATTCAGCGGCGATGGCGTGAGCTATGACGACGCTGTTCACAATCAACTTGAGTTCGAGCAGGGCGTGGTTGCGCCGACCGCGGCGACGAAGTATCAGCCGAAGTTTTGGTTGCGGATCACGTATCCCAACAAGATGTACCAGGGGCCGTTCACGGTAAACGAGTTCAGCAACTCGACCGCCTACGATGCCGAGGCCACGTGGTCTATGGCTGCCAAGAGCAACGGCGCCGTTGCCCTGACCCCGATCTGATGAGGACAAACTGACATGGCAACCCTTACCAATATCGACGCGACCGTTACCGGCGTTTTTGCCGCCACGCCGCAAACCCTGACCGCTGCCGACGTGCTGGTTTATGAGCCGACGAAGAAGCAGCTCCTGCACCTGAACAACGTCACGGCCGGGGCGCTGACCGTCGTGATTGACGGCGCGGACGGAACGACCGTCGCGGTTCCTGGCCTTGGATCTGTCAGCGTCGCCGCCGGCCTGTCGATCACGCTTGCCGCGGGCGAAGTCAAGGCGGTGATTTTGACGACCATCCGCCATTACCTGCAGGGCGTCGTTGCGATCACCGGCGGTACCGGCATCAAGGCCATGATCTTCAACCTGTAATCCCAATGCGCCACCTCTTACCCGAGGTCGGCCATGTGCGAGTTACAACCGAGGCCGGACGGGATTACACATTCCGCCCGGCCTTATCTCGTGTCGCCGCACTTGGCTCCCCCGTCGAAATTGTCGCCACATACGGTGATTTACATCGCCAGTCCACCGCGATCAGCGCGGCGGCTTATGTGCTGGCGACTATGTGTGATGACGACTGCACGGACCTGATCGGATACTCTGACGGCGAGGTGTGGCGATTTGGAGCGATGCCACCGGGTGAGATGCTGACGATTGCGCGCCACCTCATGCAACACGGGATTGCCGGAAAGGCTCGCCCAGGCGCACAGGCCGCGCCATCCGGGAAATACTCGCCGAGGTTTGATGTGGCCGAGCATGTGGCCGCTGCTGTCGCTCATTTGGGTGTATCGCGGGACGATGCGCTTGACATGACGATGACAGAGATTCAGCTTCTCGTCGAAGCCAAATTCCCCGACGCAAAAGCCAAGGTGCGAGACGTGCCTACGCGGGATGAGTACAGGGCGCAGATGGCTGCGATAATGGAGCGACGCAACAAGGCAACGGGCCAAGCAAAATGAGCGAACCAGTCGGTGGTCTGTACTACGAGCTGTCACTTGATACCGCCGATCTCATCAAGGGTCAGCGCGAAGCCGAGCGCGCAATGGATGCGCTGGAAAAGCGCTGGACAAGCCTTGAGCGGACGATGACTGCCGTCGGCCGGGCAATCGCTGCGATGTTTGCGGCGGGTGCGCTGGTGCAGGAGTTACGCAAGGCCAGCGAAGAGGCTGCCGCCTTTGAAAAGTCGCTCGATAACCTTCAGGCGATCACCGGCATTACTGGCGAGCGCCTGAAGACCGTCGAGAACGCGGCAAAGAATTTCGGCAAGACTACCGCTACCAGCGCAACCGAGGCGGTAGAGGCAATGAAGCTGATTGCCTCCGCAAAGGGCGAGCTTGCCGACAATGAGCAGGGTCTGATTGCGGTCACAAAGGCCGCCGAGACGCTCGCCGCGGCATCAGGGATGGCGCTGCCGGCTGCGGCTAACTCGCTTGTGACTGCACTCAATCAGATGGGTGCTGGCGCGTCTGAAGCCGATCGGTATATCAACATCATGGCGGCCGGCGCAAAGGTGGGTGCATCTGAGGTTGCTGAATCAGCCGAGGCGCTGAAACAATTTGCGACCACGGCAAAGACGGTAGGTGTTTCTATTGAGGGTGCGAACGCGGCAATTCAGGGACTGGCAAAGGCCGGCATCAAGGGGTCCGAGGCCGGAAACGCGCTGAAAAACGTGCTGTTGAAGCTGGAAACAGATGCAGACCGGAATTTGCGCCCATCTGTCAACGGCCTGACAACCGCGATTGAGAATCTAGGCAAGAAAAACCTAGACACCGCAGAACTAACCAAGATGTTCGGCGTTGAAAACATCAACGCAGCAAACGCGCTAATTGCCAACGCCCAGACGGTCAAAGAGTTTGAGGCGGCGATGACCGGCACGCAGACCGCCTACGAACAGGCGGCGATCAACTCCGACAACTACGCCACGGCAACAAAGCGCATGGAAAATGCCCTAGGCGTGCTGCGTATTGAGCTTGGAGAAAAGCTTAATCCAGTGCTGGCCGAAGGCGCAAAGCTGGTGGCCGACGTGGCATCCGAGATAGTGGAGGGGTCTGATCGTGTCGATACTGCGGTCAAGCTGCTGGCTGCGTCGGCCATCGTCGCGGCCGGGGCAATTGGTGGGCCG